GATAGGTATAAGATCCAAGGTCATCATACGTTCTTTCCAAGTCAAGTTGCTTGTCATGAGTTTGCAGCCCCACTTAAAAAAAGACTTATGGACACTAGACCTTCACCCAATTCTGATGTAAAATACTATTGTTTTGAAATCCCTAAAGAGGTTTAAATGAAATACGATCCAGTAAACAGCCCAGCACATTACAAGTTGAGTGGTGGTATAGAGTGTATTGATTATATCAAACAGGTACTAACCCCTGAGCAGTTCATAGGTTACTGCCACGGTAATATGATCAAGTACCAACACAGGTATATGTACAAGGGTAACCCTGTTCAGGATATGGAGAAAGCAGAATGGTATTTAAACAAGATGCTAGAGGCAATGGAGGAAAAACACAAATGAGACCATACGAAGAAGGCATAAAGGACTTTAGGGAAGGCAACTTAGGTAATCCCCATAGACCTAATACGAAGCAGAACAGGGAGTGGGAGATGGGCTTTAACAAAGCTTACTTCCGTAACCTTGAAAGGGTTAAGTTGAATGAACAAAAACAAAAAGAGTCTTGAAGAAGAGGCCAAAAGTTACAGGCAGAAAAAGATAAAGCCACCGCTGAAAAACAAAGCACTTACTTCTCGTAGGTACTTAGCTGGTCAAGCGATGGCTGCGTTGTTATCAAGATCTCCAGGGCATGTTCACAGAGGAGATATAAAGCGTGAGTCATATGATTGGGCAGACTTCATGTTAGAGGATGATGAGGAATAACAAAAGGGGGCTTCAAGTGGCCCCCTTAAGTTTATTCTAGATTAAGATCTCCGTAGAATATGTCGTCATAGCTGTCTACAAGACTTTTTATTTTAAGTAGTTGTTGTAGTCCACCGTCTTGTTTTAGTAAGTCTTCGGGACTACCTTGAATATCTAAGAACTCCATAACTTTTTTAGTTTTCTTTTTGTTTTTGCTAAGCAGTCTTACTATATTAATACTACGAGGCATACCTTGCTCTACCACAGACATAACATCTTTCTTCACATCTGTTGCAATACTATCAAGAATCTTTTCTTTATCCTCTAAATCAAGCTTAAAGTAATTTGGATTTTTCTTAAGGTATTCAATTGCTGTTGCCTCAAAGAATGGGGCAGCTAGGTTATCCATTTTATTTTTTATCTCAGGTGGACCATCAAAACGAATTGCCTTCCAGTAAGGTCTACCTGCAGAGTTCATCATCTTCTCAATTAAGTTAGGGGTTTTTAATCCTCTAACACCTAGTATCTGCTTACCTGTATCAGGTGTAAAATCTGTACCTCTTGTGGGTGTAGCTCTCGTAGGTAGGTCTTTAGATGTACCTGTTATATTATTTATATAACGAAGCATTTGATTTTGAGTTTCTCCACCCTGACGAAGATCAGGATTCATCTTACCATCAGATACCATTCCCCATACTTGATTGACAGGATCGAGAGGTCTTGTTACACCTTGAATAAACCTAGCTGGAACTGCACCTAACATATCTACAAAGGGTTGATAGTTACCTTCGTTTACAATCTGTTCCCCTGCATATGTAATAGCCTGACCAACTTCATCAAGATCTCTTACAGCTTGACCTCCTATTTGAATACCAAGTTCTTTAATAAGATCTGCAGGAACCTGACTAGGATCAAAGTCAGTAATATTATTACTGTCACCTAGACCGTGTGCACCTATCTGCGACATTAGCCTCATAGTTGATGCTGGCCAATCATACTGTCTATTTTGAATAGACCCATCATCTTGCATATCTTGATTGTGAGCAAGGTTATTTTCAATACGGTCTCTTGCACCACCTTTAACACCAATACCTATACCAATAAGTGCCCAACCTGCTGCCATCTTACCTAGTGATTCAGCACCTTCACGGGTAGCAAAGTCTAACTCTTGACCAGTAACTTTTTTAACAGCAAATCTCATAGCGTTTATACCAGTAAGATCAGCCATAGTTGCTACTGTAGTATTTAAAAAGCTACCAAAGGGTACAATATAGCCAAGGATACTTCTGTTAGTCAGTGTTTCTACACCTTTAGCCCATGTCCTAGCAGACATCATAGCTTCTTTTCCAGGGAGTGATGACCAGTTTACAGAAGCAGTTTCACGCATAGTTCTAAAGACTGCTTTATCTAACACCTCCTCTTTAAACTTGTCTGAGGCCATTTCAAGAGCAGCATCGGAACGAGCAAAGAATTTTTCTGGCGTTTCACCGTAGGCTCTCATGATAGCTTGATTTACGTTAGTGCCAAAAGCCCAACGCTTAGTTAAACTATCTTGTAATCTAACACCAGTTAGTGCTTGTGCACCTTTAGTAACTTCATTGGCACCCTTCCAAGCAAGCTTCTCAACATCTTCAGCACCTGCAAAGAAGTTGTCGTATTTAATTTTATCCAGATTAAAATCTTTTATACCATCTCTAACACCGCCATCACCAGCAATATCTCTGAAGAGTCTTTCAGCTACTTCTGGTTTTAATGCAAGTATCTTATCAGCATATTCCATAGGAATATCTGGAGAGAATACATCAGCACCTTTTCTAAGTGCGCCTATTACAGAACCATAAGCTCTGTTGTAATATTTTTCAGCTGCATCTAAGTCACCAACTACCCTATAGCCAGCACCTTGAACTAAGTTTATGGCACCTGTAGCAAAGTCGGCAGCAGTATTAAGACTGACAAGCTGAGTAAAACCTTTAAGATTAGCACCCGTGGTTGCAAAGTGTGAAGTCAACAGGCGCTTATACAAAGACAGAGTAAATTGATGACGTGCTGGTAAGTCTTCTGCTTTCTTTGTTTTACCACCTAATATTGCTACAGCATCATCAGCCTTAACGTTAGCTCTTTCCAAACGACTGAGCTGTGAAGGTGTCCAAAGAATACTACCAGCTGTGCTAGTTCTTTTTTGAAAGGTATCAGCTAAGGCATCGGCACTGTATTGAAGTCCTAACTTTTCTCCTGTAGATTTTTCAAAAGACTTCATAGCACTTGCAACGGTATCATCGGGAAGAAGTCTTATGGCCTCGCCAAATACACCTGTTACAGTGTTGTCTTCCATCATAGCTTCATGAATAACCCAACCAGAATCTTTAAGTGCTTGGTAGTAGCCATTATTACTTTCATCACCAAACCAGAACCTTTTAAAAAAGCTATCTAATAACTCTGGATTAATAACTTCTTCACCACGCATCTCAATACCTAGTTCAGCCTGAACTTTAAGCTCTTCCCAGTTTAAAAATTCTTTGGGGTCAGAAGTCTTAGCATCAAAGTTGTCGTTGGTTTTAGATATTAATTTCTTTTTGTCTACTCTCTTAGCTAGTTTTCTTTTAGCTTCTTCTGGGGTGAGCTTTAACAGATCAGCATCAAACTCTTTGTAAGCAAGCCATTGTGGAGCTAAATTACTTTTACGGAGTTCTTTTGCGGAAGCACCTAACCCTACCAGAGTTGGAATAACAATCAAAGAACCTGCTGCAGTTAGTGCTGTTTGTGCCTTAGAGTAATCCTGCTGTACACCAACATCAATAAGTTGAGACTGATAGGCTACATCTACACCAGCCCCAATGAGGGCATCAGCAGTAGCATAAGGTAGTGACTTAGCTACAGCCTGACCAATAGCTTTTGTAGCACTAGCTTTAGCCACACCTTTTTTAGCTTGGTCTTTTGCTGCATTTATCATTAATGCACGAGCAGCTGCACTTGATGCCTTAGTTGCACCAAAACCAATTATTTTACCTAAACCTAGCGACAGAATAGTGGATGGGTCATAGACAGCAGCCTTACCATAATCAAGCATGGCATCTCCCATCTCACCCCAAGAACCTTCACCAGTAAATGCATTATCCATCTGATCAAACAGCATGTAGCCAGCACCAAGTTTAGCCTTGATGTTATCATCTGAACCTAGACCATAGGTTAATTCATTTGCAGTAGTTACTGTTTGACCGCCAGAAAAAGATCGTTGATAGTTTTGCCAAGTCTCAAAGACATCTTCATTAGACATTTCACGGTAGTCTTGAGAGGATAGCCCACCAATAGTGCCACCAGCCAGTCCAGTAAGTCCACGTCTTGCTTTAGTTAAAACCCCACCTGGAGTAAATCTACTTTCAAGACTGGAACGTACAACCTCCATAAGACGATCATCATTTACGATGTCTTCTTTAATTAGCTTACGTCCATACTCTTTAAACACGCCTTCAAGATCCACATAAGAAGAGTTATCTGGACCCTGAGGTATGGTTGTTGTTTGAGTTTGTAGAGTTTCACCGAGGCTTAATGTACTTGGTGTACCAGTAACCTCTTTAATACTTAGTGTAGAACTAGGTAAAACATCTTGAGTAGGCTCATCGCCTAGTACTTCACTAATACTTAGATTTCCCATAGCTACCTACTTAGTTATCGTTATTTCATCTATTACATTTCCGTTAGGGTCTGTAACCTGCACCTTGTCACCTTCTTTAAATACGCCAGCTCTTATTAAACTCCTTAACACTGAGTTGTTTGGACTTTGAGGAACTTGTGTAGGTGTTTGAGAGGCATTAAATAGTGCAGGATTTAATGGTGCATCTTCAAATGTTTTATAACTATCTAGTAATTGATCTGTATAGGTACTTCCATAAAGAGCTACCAAGGGTGCATAGGAAGGAACTTTCTTGTTGGCAGCTGATTGAGCTTGTTCTATTTGAGTTTTACGGTTACTTAACCAAGCTCGTTCAATAGCAAGATCTGATCCTGCAGGTATCTCTAAATCTGAAAACTCGCCAAGTCTAATATTAACTGCGTTTAATTCTTCTTGTGCACGAGTCTCATTAAATGCTATAGCTCTACGTTCAAACTTATCTAAATCTTCAAGGTCAGGTGTTTCTACAAATGCAGGTTCTTGAAATAAGACCTGCCCTGGAACTTGAGTACCAGCATCAAGAGCCATCTTTAGCATAGAGTCCATCTCTCTCCCGATATAAGTTTCAATCTCAGTGTAGTCTATAGGTTGATTTCTTGGTTGAGTAATTACAGCTTTTTCTATTATTTGATTTACTACTGTATCAGGCAAAGTAAGATTCTGTTCTTCGTATTTAAGCCTCTGATCATCAAGAAGCTTAAGTAAATTTGGTGCTGCGGCTTTATCACCAGAAGCTAATATTGGAGCTAAGACATCATCTCCCAGACCGTAATTTTGTTGAAGGGATTTTGTGGCGGCACTTAAAGATACAGCATCGGGGCTTGCTTTACCTGACTTAGTTCCCATACCAGCAAAGCTACCTACCCCATACTTAGACATAAGTTCAAAACTTAAAGCTTCTCTTTTATCTTGTCGAGCTTGCTCTAGGGCTTTCTGTTGGTCTAGATAATTGACATAATCTAAAACACCTTGTGCACGTAGTTTAAATGCCATTGTTATACCCTCGCCATTAGACCTTGAGGTGCAGTAGGTTGTTCTTCCTCTACCTCCATTGGTTCTTCTTCTGTTGTTTCTTCTTCTGGTGCCATTGATAACATAGTCATTGACATTACAGGAGTTGCCTCTGTTTCTTCACCTTCTTGTTCACGAAGTTTACGAAGCATCTTCTTAGCTCTCATGGTATCACGTTCGTATGACATGGCTTTATCACGTTCAGGATCTTCAAACCCTTCGTTAAACTCTATGTCAGCTCTAATTGCAGCAGCTTTAATATGTTCATGTATAACTGGACCAATGATAAGACTTATGTCAATGCTGTGGATACCCTCCATGACAGCACTACGAAGTATACCTTCTACTAACGACACTAAGTCTAAGCCCATCTCAAGAAAGAACAAAGCGTCTTCCATTGCATCTGGATTAGATAAGTTGTCGATGTGCATATCTAATGCTTCAATAGGATCTACTATCTCTGGCGGTCTTTCAAAAGGCATAGCCTTTGGCTCAGTTGTAAGTGATTGGCCTGGGATCGGCCCATTAAATATTAAACTCATTAGTTACCCTCATTAAAGATTTGATACTCTAGCTCACGTCTTTTAACTAAACCAGGAAGTTTTTTCTTTCCAGCATACACATACTCAGTAAGCATGTCGCCTATCTCTGAGATACCTCTGTTACCTTCATCTGCTAACTTCATCAGATTTCCCTGACCAGTGTTATAGGTAAAACTAATTAGTGCTTTAGTTTGACCCTCAGTAAAAGGTTCATCGTATTTTTCTTCTAGTCGTTTTACCGCCTTACGTGCAACCTCTACTTGTTGATTTAATCTCTTACGTGCCTCTTCTTCAGTTATAACTTCATCTTTACTTTTAGCTTTTGTTCCATACCCATTTGTGTATTGCTTTTCGTCCCAATACGGTGTAGCCCTGAATTGTTCTTGTTCAGCTATAAAGTCAACAATATCGGTACCTCCAGAGGTTTTAGCCATAAGCCCTGTGGATGGTTTTTCAACAGGTGTTTCTACATCTTTATTCATACTCGCCAAGTACTTTTGAATATCTTCTTCAGCAGCTTTAACATCGTCATTAGCAGACTTAAACTTTTGGTTTAGGATTTGATCTAACATCTCCTCACGATTTTCTCCAATACCCTTGAGTTTATCTTGAGTCTTTTTTGTAACAAGACCCCTAGATTCACTCATAAGTTTAGCTGCTTTGTAGTTTTCTACACCACCTTGTTGAGCTGCTTCCAATCTATTTTGATATTGTTTTGCGTATGACATTTATTGTTCCTTTAAAATAAACCACCAAAGATACCTTTACCTTCACTTCCAAATAGGAACCTAAATAAAAGTTGAGACTTAGCTACATCTTCTTGATAGCCTAAAGATTCTTTTAACTCCTCTAAAGTTTTATCAGCCATTAAGATGCTCAAACCCCTGTCTTTAGCAGACTCAGTAGAAGTAAAGTTGTAACTCATTAGGTCTCGTTCACGTTGCCACACAGCGTCAATATTCTTTGAGGTCATACCATTAATAGCTGCAGCAAAAGCACCTGTACTATCGTTAGCAGCAGCAGTGTTTAGCGTAGCAATGTTTTGTCTCCACTGAGCATTAGCTTGTGCTACGACTAGACCGTTAGTAGCGTTGAAGGTATCTCGTTGTTGTTGCAAGTTAGCATTAAACTCACGAATAGCATTGACAGAGTTTACATTAAACTGATTCACTGCGTTAGTCTGTGCTGCATTAAACTGTGAAGTCTGACTAGACAATGAAGCAAAGAATTGTTTGGTTTGATTTTCACTTGAAGCATTAAACTGCATTGCAGCATTCTCAGCAGCTTGATCAGTAAACAAAGCTTGAATGTTTTGTTGTGACCTAAACAGTGCAGTCTGTTGTTCTCTATCAAGGTTAGCCATATCCATCGCTAAGAAGTTCTGAGCATTTTGCACTGCAGCTTGTTGACGATTATTAAGATTAGCCATGTCCATATTAGCAATAGCTGCAGCTTCTGCCATTACACCAGCTTGACGATTAGACAGATTAGCTAGGTTCATAGTGTTAGCAGCACGAGAGTTCTCTAAAGCTACCTGCTGCTCTGCTGTAAAGTTCATATTAGCTATGTCAGCAATACGAGAGGAGTTCTGTACTCTAGCTTGGAATGCTTGGTCAAACTCTTGTCCCATAAACTGAGCACGTTGTTGTGCGCCTAGCATAGCACGTTGTTGACGGTTTGACAAGTTCTGAGCTTCAAAAGATGCAATTGTTTGTGCATCTGCTTGAGCAATAGGTAGAGCTGATTCCATAGCTGCTTGTACGGCAGCTTGACCAGCAAGGCTACTAGCACCTAAACCACGAGCAGCCATAGCGCCCAAAGCATTGCGCATTGCACCAGCTGCCCATGCAGGTGTATCACCACCTTCAAACTGTTGCATAAGACCTTCTAATTGGCCCTGTACAGTGGCTTGTTTACTTGGGGTAGCCTGAGCAGCCTGAATCTGTTCAGTAAACTTAGCAGCCTTCTGAGCGTCTGCTACACCACTAATAAGTTCACCTTCCTGTATTTCCCTTGTTACAGGGTTGGTCATCATTGTCGCAGTACCTTGAGCAGCATCAATGTTTAAACTAGATACACCTTGTTCTGCAGAAATCTTAGCTTCATCTCTAACTTCACCAGTTATTGTAGGAGTAGCTGCAGTTTGATCTGCCACTTGTTTAGAGGTAGTAGCTGCACCATAAGTTGCTGAAGGTGCATAGGTAGGTGTAGTAGCTGTTTCTACTCCAGATACCTGAGCTGCATCTACTGTTGGTGCATAAGTTCCTACTTGACCTGTGCCCGCTGCTATGTCTTGATCAGCTGTAGGTGTAATATAAGAAACAGGAGCTTGCATTGGCTGCATAGTTTGACTGACAGCATCACCAAACATAGGAACTACATCTTTGTAGTAACCAAAGCTATCATCATCACCAGAAGTCGAAGCTCCACCAGTAGTGTCACCACCTTCTTGTAAGCCACGAACCATACCACCACGAGCCATAGCTTGTTGGTACATACCCATACGTGCAGCAGCACCAGGATTTGCTTTAGCAAAATCATTAAGTCCAGCTGCAGTCTTTGGTCCTTGATAACCTAAGAACTTAGTAGCTAGTTGGTACTGTGCATTAAGGTTTACGTCACCACCTTGGGCATAACCTACCATGCCACCTTGAGCCATTCTAGTATATCCTGGGGGTACATATGTCATAGGTTTTCCATCTTGTTCTGTTACTGGTATTTGTTGTCCACGTTGATTCCTATACATAACTGTCTGAGTACCTCCAACAGATCCAGTAGAAGATGGTAGTTGTATAGTTTGTTGTACAGGACCAGCGACATACTGACTACCAAAATCTGTGGTAGCTGGTGCTACTTGTGCAGCTTGAGTTACAGTAGGTGCTGAAGGGCTGTAAGGAGCAGGGGTGTATGTAGGACTCTGCTGTTGAAGAGGTGTATAAACTGCCTGACTTGGAGTATAGGTTGTACCTTGAGGTGTAGTAGTTGCAGGTGCTGCAGGAGCTATAGTTGTTTGAGGTTCAGCTACAGGTTCAGCTACAGGTTCAGCTACAGGTTCAGCTACAGGTTCAGCTACAGGTTCAGCTACAGGTTCAGCTACAGGTTCAGCTACAGGTTCAGCTACAGGTTC